CCTGTTAGAAAATCAAGAAAAAGAATTAAGGGAAGAGCGTAACTTCCTATCCGAAGCTCCCAACGTTAACACCAATAGTGGTGCTACAGCAGGTTTCTCTGCTGACGCTGCTGCTGCTGGTCCAGTTGCTGGTTTCGACCCCGTTCTGATTTCATTAATCAGACGTTCAATGCCAAACTTGGTCGCATATGACCTAGCTGGTGTTCAACCAATGAATGGTCCTACTGGACTAATCTTCGCAATGCGTTCTCGCTACAAGACTCAGTCTGGTACAGAAGCATTATTCAACGAAGCAGATTCAGCGTTCTCAGGACAGCCTGATGGACTTGATGATACTGCAGGTTTCACCGCTACTGGTGCTAACAACGTTGGTTTGGGTACAACAGCACAACAGGGTTCTAACCCAGGGTTGTTGAATTCAACTGCTGCTCAAACAAATGCTACTGACTACAACGTTGGTCAGGGTATGCGTACAGACTCTGCTGAAGATCTAGGTGATGGAACTGGCGACCAGTTCAACCAGATGGCATTCAGCATCGAGAAAGTAACAGTTACTGCGAAATCTCGTGCGTTGAAAGCTGAGTACTCACTAGAGCTTGCTCAAGACCTTAAGGCAATCCACGGATTGAATGCAGAAGCAGAACTTGCTAACATTCTTTCTACTGAGATCCTTGCGGAAATCAACAGAGAAGTTATCAGAACTATCTACAACGTAGCAGAGCCAGGCGCTCAAGCAAACGTTGCTGCTGCTGGTACATTTGACCTTGACACCGATTCAAACGGCAGATGGTCAGTTGAGAAGTTCAAGGGACTTATCTTCCAGATGGAGCGTGATGCTAACGCAATCGCACAAAGAACTCGTCGTGGAAAGGGTAACATGATCCTTTGTTCCGCAGACGTTGCTTCTGCTCTAACAATGGCTGGTGTTCTTGACTACACTCCTGCACTTAATGCAAACCTTAACGTAGATGACACAGGCAATACATTTGCTGGTGTACTACAAGGTAAGTATCGTGTATACATCGATCCTTTCTCTGCTTCAGGTGGAGATCAGGCATCTCAGTATTATGTTATTGGTTATAAGGGTTCATCTCCTTATGATGCTGGACTGTTCTACTGCCCATACGTTCCTCTACAGATGGTTCGTGCAGTTGGTCAGGACACATTCCAACCAAAAATTGGCTTCAAGACTCGTTACGGAATTGTTGAGAACCCATTCTCACAAGGAACTACACAGGGACTTGGAACACTTACACGTAACTCTAACCGTTACTACAGACGTGTTAAGGTTGCTAACCTTATGTAAGCTAGTTGCTTATATCTTCAAAAAGCACTCCTTCGGGGGTGCTTTTTTTTGTCTAGTTGACAAATATATTATTTTGATATATAATATGCATGTCTTACATGATCTATTCGTCTTAGATTAGAGACACTAAACCCTATGGAGAAATACCATGACAATAATAGAGGCACTTGCTGTGCCTAAGTCTGTACTGCAGACTGCTATACAACTCGCAAATAAATTCGTAAAGCGAGGAGTATCTGGACTAAGAAAAGCATTTTCACGTAAAAGTTTTATAGAAGTTGAATATATAAAACTTAAAAAATTAAATATAGAAGCAAAGTATCAGAGATTAATAAACACAAATTTCATAAAGAATGCAAAAGAGTTTAAACCAACACTAGTTAAACCACTTTCTGTTTTCTTAAGACCAAATGGTGACTACGTAGTAGTTGATGGTCAACATACCTGCGTACTTGCAGCAACTTATGTTGAAGATCCAGATAATTTTGAACTACCGTGCCAAGTTCAAATACATCCTGCAGACTTTACTATTGAGGAATGCCTAGAAGCTGAAGCAAAATACTTCACAGACTTTAATTCATCAAGAACTAATATGTCTGCAGTTGCGTTACTACGCTCAGACCTTGCTCAAGGACGAAAGTATGCAGTACGTATGGAAGAAAATTTCAGAAAACTAGGAGTTCATGTTGAGTTAATTGGTGCTGATGATAACGGCAAAAATGGCGTTTCTGGTTACAGAGGATTGAAAGATGCAATTGCCAAGTATGGTATAGAGCATACTTTTGATGCTATTGAACTATACAGAAGATTAATCTCTAATAAAGAGTTCAAAACATGGAAAAGTCTTGATGGATGTGTAATCCTTGGATTTACAGCACTATTCCATTTTATCAATACTAAAAGTGGATTAGATAAAAAAGGAACTGATTTACTAGACTACATAGAAACTTATCTATGTCTTACTGAAACACCTAAAACTTTAACTACTAAGACTGCTGGTGTTATACAAGATATTCTTATTGTTGATAAGATTCTTGCATTGTATAAACCAGTTTGCCCTGCATTGGGTTATGCAAAAATAGGTACAACGGAAGCGGATTCTGTTTTTGAAGTTTGGAAGAAGCACGATGTACACAATAAAGCGAAGATTACCACTTAACGCTTAACATACAAATCATAAAACCCCCTATAGACGAAAGGGGGTTTTTTATGTTATAATGATATTATGATTGTAATACCAAATCAGAATATAGAAACTGAGAATTGTAATATATCTCATCAGATGCTATTTCAGACTCCTTTGTTTGAAATAGTAGTAAAGGATATTGACAATAAAGAATTAGCAGAGAATGTTTATAAATTAAAAGAAATTGATAATGATGGGTGTAAGAAATCAAATACTGGTGGATGGCATAGTAAAGAATTTATAATGAGAGTAGAGAAAGATCAAGATGATCTACAATTTTTTATTCCATTATTAAATAAATTTGAACATATCTTACCTATTCTACCATTTGAACCAACGATAGTTAGTTTAGAAAACTATTGTATATGGGCAAATATCAATACCAAACATAGTTTTAATACTAGACATAATCATCCAGGATGTGATCTTGCTGGAGTGTATTATGTTAAAGTACCTGAAGGTGATGTAGGTAATATTGTTTTTAATGACCCAAGACATGTTTTAAGTTATGGAGATCAATTTATAGCAAAACGATATGTTGGTGGAGAAAGTACTGCTAGATTTCCTGTAGAAGGAACTATGTATTTGTTTCCACCAAGTTTAGAACACTGTGTAATGCCAAATAAAACTGATGAGGATAGAATATCAATTTCATTTAATCTACAATTAAAATGATAAAAACATTAATACCACCAGAAGATCCTTTACTACACAAGAAGATAAAGAAGTGTAGTTATAATTTAGATCGTTCTAAATTATCATATACTCTTACAGAAAATATGTTTCATCATAATGGTGTAGGTCTATCTGCAAATCAAATTGGTATATGTGAAAGAGTATTTGTAATGATATCAAATATGGAAACAGAAGAAACAATTACATGTTTCAATCCTAAGATTATAAAAGAATCTAAAAAGATGGTATTTTATGAAGAGGGATGTCTTTCATATCCTGGTCTACAATTGAATATAGCAAGACCATCTACAATTATTGTTAAATACGAGGATGAGGGTAAAGAATTGCATAAAATTAAATTAGAAGGATTTATTGCAAGAATATTTCAACATGAGTACGATCATATGGAAGGTATTGATTTTACTCAAAGGTCTTCTAAATAGTTAAAAAAATAATAATGGCATCGACTGGACCGTTTGCATCACAAATACAAAATAGAAATTATCTATCAGGCATAGGTTTTAAATTCAACCTTTCCAAGTACCCAAAGGTGGATTTTTTCTCAAATAATGCTAGAATACCAGAGTTGTCTTTAGAAGTCGCAAAGCAACCATCATATCTAAAGGATATTGATATTCCTGGTGAAAAGTTAACCTATGGTGATTTTACTCTTAGGTTTTTAGTTGATGAGGATATGGAAAACTACATGTCAGTTTATGAATGGTTAAATGGATTAGGGTTTCCAGAATCAACAAAAGATTTTAAAGATTTAACAACTGATAAAGCTGGTCAGAGAGAAATGAATGAACAGTTTTGTGATGGAACACTTAGAATATTGAATAGTAATCTTAGAGAAGTTGCAAAGGTTAAATTTAAAGATCTATTTCCAATATCCTTGACATCTCTGGATTTTGATGCTACAACTGCAGATATACAATACCTCACAGCAGAGGTATCATTCAAATATACTATATACGAATTAATCAGTTCTACTAAATGAATCTTGATAAAATTCAGGAGATGTGGGAGCGTGATGCTGTCATAGACCCTGATAATCTACATGATGAATCCTTGAAGATTCCCCAATTACATTCAAAGTATTATACTGTTTATAATACTGTTACTTTAATGCGTGAAAAAGCAAGAGAACAATACAATAAAACAAGGTTAGAAAGATATAATTACTATACTGGTAAAGCACCAGCAGAGGTATATGTGGAAGAACCTTTTGGGTATAAGGTAAGAGAAAAAGATGCCATACAGAGGCATATGGAAGCAGATGAGAAGATGACAAAAATAGATTTAAAAATAAGATATTACGATACTACATTAAAGTTTTTAGAAGAAATAATTAAGAATGTTTCTAATAGAACATTCCAGATTAAGAATGCTATTGAATGGAATAAATTCCAAGCAGGTATGTGATAAATACTTAATATTTCATAATAAATTCATGGATCATCATTCTGGTGAGACTGATGAATGGGTTGTTGAACTTAAAATGGGCATTACCGAAACTAGGTTGCTTTACAAACATATAAACGATTCTTTATATGGACCTTATCCAAGTAAATCTATGCATTCAATAGATGAACTTGCATATCTACGTGCATTAAAGAATAAATTGTTTGCGATAATTTGCGAGTATAGTTATGATATGGAAGAATTTGATAAATAAAGTATAAAGTAATTTTTGTTACGATGAAGCCAACTCCAAAAGAAAGTCAAAAGATTCATGAGAACTACGAGAAAGTTGTAGAACATCTTATTGAAGAGAAGTATGCTATAGATTCTGAGTCAGCAGATAAGATTATTGCTGGTATGAGTCAAGAATGGTTTGATACTATTGTTGGATAAATGAAATCTTTTAAAGAATTTAAATCGAGAACAATAAACGAAGGTGTTGCAACAACCATAGCAAAAAAAGTTCCTTGGGGAAAAGTTGCTACTAAAATTGGTGGTGCTTTTGCAGCTGCTAAAGGTGGTGAAAAAATTCTTAAAGATTTACTTGGAACACCCAGTAGACCAAAAGATACTGACTGGGTTAATAATCCAAAAGATGAAGTAGATGATGAACTTAATGTTCGACAAAATCAAGCAAAAGATGCTGACGAGAATAAAGAATTTGATAAGGATATAGGAGCATATAGAAAAACTATTGATCCCAAAACTGGTAAATCAAAGTTATCTTCTGAAGATCAACTTACGAGATTAAAAGACGCAGCGAAAAAGCACATAAAGAATAAAAAGAAGGATGTAAAGGAAGATACAACTAGTAAACCTGTATATGGTGATGGGCATGATTATAGTAAGGGTCTAGCAGTAACAGGTAGGTTGGATTTTGGTAAAGGTAAGAAATCTGAATATGATGTTGGTTTAAGCTATAAGGGTAGTGTTCTAGCAAGAAAAACTAGAAAATTTGACAAACCAGAAAAAACATCACCAAAAGATGCTGTAGATGCTGCATTAAACAAATTCAACAGGAAGACACCTGATAAGGGTGGTGATCGTACTACCTAAAAAATAAGTCTCTAAATAATCCTACATTGGTATAGGATTATGAGTCATTTGATTATATCAAAAAAGAATGAGGTATATCTGCACATAGAAGCAGAGACTCATGTATATTATGAATTGTCTGATCAATTCACTTTTGAAGTGCCTGGTGCAAAGTTCATGCCGCACTATCAGAAGAAGTATTGGGATGGTAAGATAAGGTTATTCAATACTCAGACAGGCGAAGTTTATATTGGGTTATTAGATAGAATAGTACAGTTCTGTAAGGATCAAAGATATACTTACGAATTTGTAGAGAGTAAGTATTATGGTCTTCCTTTTGAGGTAAATGATAAGATTTCAAAGGAAGGTGTAAAAGATTATATGACTGCTATCTCTAGACATAAACCTAGAGATTATCAGATTGATGGTGTATATGATGCTTTGAGGCATAATAGAAAACTATTAGTATCTCCAACTGCTTCTGGTAAGTCGTTAATGATATATTCTATCATTAGGTACTTTGTTGAGAATAAAAAGAGTACATTAATTGTAGTTCCTACAACATCCCTTGTAGAACAAATGTATAAAGACTTTGCCGATTATGGTTGGGATGTAGGATCTTATTGTCACAAAATATATGCAGGTAGAGAAAGAGAAACAGATTCTCAAGTTATTATTACTACTTGGCAATCAATATACAAGTTACCTAGAAAATATTTTGAACGATTTGATGTAGTAGTTGGTGATGAAGCACATCAATTTAAGTCTAAATCATTAGTTGCCATTATGACAAAGTTGGCTAATGCCAAATATCGTTATGGGTTTACTGGTACTTTAGATGGATCAGAAACTCATAAGTGGGTATTAGAGGGTTTATTTGGTCCTTCATATAAGATTATTAAGACTGATGAACTTATGAAAAAGGGGCATCTTGCTTCATTAGATATCAACGTGCTTCTATTGAAACACCCACCGAATAAATTTGAATGCTTTGAAGATGAAGTTCAATATATTATTGGTCATGAAAAACGAAATAGATTAATACGTAATCTTGCTTTAGACCTTAAAGGTAACACTCTTATTCTATTTGCTAGGGTAGAAGCACACGGAGAACCCTTATATGAGATGATAAATAGTAATGTTGTGGAAGAACGAAATGTCTTTTTTATTCATGGTGGAGTGGACACCGAAGACAGAGAGAAAGTTCGAGAAATCACTGAGCAGGAGAATAATGCGATTATCGTTGCATCCTACGGAACCTTTTCGACTGGGATTAATATCAAAAATCTACACAACATAATCTTTGCTTCTCCATCTAAATCGAGAATTAGAAATTTACAGTCAATCGGGAGGGTACTTAGAAAAGGTAATCAAAAAACTAGAGCTACTTTGTATGATATTGCCGATGATATCAGCACTAAGTCTAGAAAAAATTACACCTTAAATCATTTAATTGAAAGAATTAAAATTTATAATGAAGAA